TTATACTGCTTTTTTGTACTCCAGTACAGCCTTTTCTATGGCTGCTTTGATTTCCTCTGGTGCGATGTTGAGTCCGGCATTGTCCAGTAATTTCGAGGCATAGTTATATGCCTCACTTAGTTTAGTTGGACCGCCAAGCGTCTTGAACTCCTTTTCGGCAAACGCATATGCTTCACTCGCAATCTTGTGGATCAACTCACGCTCTGCTAGAGAGGTCTTGCTTGCCAGCCATACTTTTACCTTGCGTTGCAGCAATGCCAGCATAGACACAGCCACAGTAGCCCCTATGCCTATAAGTGTTACCACAACTGTAGCCACCTGCGGTTGTACTTGATCCCATACTTCTTTCATCGTTACCCCTCCTTAGGTATAATCAATACTCGTTTTGGGTTGGTTGCATCCGGCTCCATGAATACACTACGTACCATACCCAAGCTCATAAGGTCCACAGATCGGATGTAGCTTGTATTGTCAAAAATCTTTGTCTCCACTGATGTGCTGTTGATATGCACCGTCTTGTCCTGAAAGTACCATGACGAGAATCCCAGAGCAGCGAACGTCATTTTAGCTGGCACCCAGCTGCGACCGTCTATAATGATTCCGGGATCGCTCAAATCCGAATCACCTATACAGACTGTTACTGGCTGTGTGACCCCAACAGTGGTGTTATAAGGTACACCAAGATACTCACAGGCTGCGCGGGCCACAGCTTCGGCATAGCGCGGGATAAAGTCAGGAGAAACAAGGATCGATTCCTCGGTTGGGTTGCTCAGAAACCCCGGTTCTGCCAGCGCTGCTGCCATGGTTGTTTCCCTGGTAACTGCAAGGTTGAGTTTGTTGATTCCGCGGTTGTTGAATCCAGTAGCTTGGACAAGGTATTTCTGCGCCGTTGCGGCTAGTTTCTTGCTCTCGCCGTCCCTGGTGTACTCCGTTTCTGTGCCGGTTGACGTGTCCTTGTAGCTATTGACGTGGATTGAGATAAACGCATCCACTTTGGCCTTATTAGCCATCCTCGCGCGGTCTGAAAGGCCGATAAACACGTCTGTGGTGCGAGTTAGCATGACGTTGATATTAGGATTACTCTTCAGCAGTTCCGCGATTTTAAGCGCTGTGGCGAGGTTGATGTCCTTTTCCTTTACGCCGGTGACACTGATTGCACCAGTATCATGACCTCCGTGGCCTGGGTCTATCATTAGTTTCTTTTTGCCCATCTGTAGCACTCCTTCCTGGAGGATGTTCTCCAGTGATAAGGTCAATAATGTAGTTGAGTTCTGCACTCCCAGTCTCTTTGATCGTTTGGTACGACCATACTGCTTCGTTGGCTGCCATTTTCGCCCACCTAACAATTCGATTTGGTTGGTTGCCCATTTCCGCCAGTCCTCGTTTTCATCTGCCCAATGGGGAAAATGATCCGAAACAAACTTTCGGAACATCTTCATGCCTGACCTCTTCCCCACCGCGTAGACGATATAAATTAAGAGCGCGTCCCATTTAAGGGAATCCGCGCTCTTATAGATGAAGTATGAAATGTCATATAGCAGTTCTAGCAGGTTCCACAATCACATCACCGCCGTAAAGCAATTTGTCCCTGGTGTCCGGCCCACAAAAAAGCAGCACCAGATAGAGAGTTTCATCTGATACTGCTGAGTTTAAGAATTCGGCTTCGTCAAATTCAATCATATTATTTCTTTTCCTTAAGGGAATTTGTGACGCGTTGAATGATTTCGTTTCTGCGCTTGATCAGGGGTTCAATCTTCAATTGTTTTTGTTTAGCTGACAATTGACCGCGTTCAATAGCCTTTATCGTTTTGTTGATGTTGCTTACAGACTCAGAAACATTGTTGATGCGCTCCAGTTCGCCCTGCTTTTTGAATGGCTTCTTGTTCAGTTTGGCAGAAGCTTTTTCCTTTGTAAGTTCATCCTTCATCATATAGAACTTATCCATTGCTTTTCCGCCTTGATTCGGATCTACCAGGAATGACCGGGTGAATGGCGCCTGTTCGATGGATTTCGCCGGCTTAGTAGTGCGCTCATAGGCACCAGTCTTGTCCAAAATTAAGTCAACTACATCCGTGGCGTATTTACCCAGACCCGCCGTCAGGCCTTGTAGTGTGTTGTCGATAACCCGCGGTGAACTGAAGTTCTTGAAGGACCCCTTGCCGCCGGTAAGTTTCTCCACTCCTCCCGCGATAATCCGGGCCGTTGAAGTGGTGCGAACCGGGTCGTACTGGTCTGAATACTGCAATCCTTGCTCTGCCCGTGGGATAATGGTTCCTTCTTTGAAAAAAGAATAGTTCGCCATACCTTCGATGATTGGCAAGATACCGGATATCTGAGTAGGAAGCGATGCGCTTTTGATTGAACGTCTAACATAACCGTCAAATGCTTCCGGGTCCTTCTCCAGCGTATATGCCATGGCTTTTTCCGGCAGGTTAGCGAATATGGTTGCCAAGTCGAATGGCTTTGGTATCCGGGCTACTGTATCTGTTCCGGGTATTGCCATCAACCAAAAGGAATCCTTCATCCAGTCCGGTGCATTTTTGATTGTGCTTTTCTGCGTGTCATTGCCAAATGCATGATTCAAGGTGAATATTGCCATGGTCGGAACTGTAACAGATGAAAATCCACGAGCAATTACCCCTCCTGGATTAGATTTTATCGCCCGGATTAGCTTACTTTTACCCTGAATATTGGCATTCATAAAGGCTACAATTTTATTTGTTGGACGAATGCTTGATCCTGCCCGGGCAAAGTCCATCAAATCACGGGAGCGATATGCCGCCTCTTGCTTGCTGGCGCCTGAACGCAGTGCCGCCCGGTACTCACCGACTTTTGTCGCTGATTCTGTCGTGTCTGAAATGGCTCTCAGGAGTCCAATCAGTGATTTACCGTTCACCAAATTAACAAATTTCTTTGAGTTTGGCTGTCTCAGAACGGTTTCTAATGCTTTTTTGTGAACATTCCGATCCAGTGACAGCGTATTTCCGTATGCTCCAAGGTTGTCAATCCATTCTTTATACAGCGGTCCTTTTTTTATAGTCTGGATCAGCCCGGCGCCAAAGTCTGTAATAGGGTTAAATCCACTTTCGGAGACAACGAATGCATTGTTAATATCGCGGATCGGGTTACGGAGCGCAAACTCTGGTGTAAGTGTAGCCCCGGCACGCAGCAGGCTTGCAGGTTTAGACAGGATGTTCATCAGCGTGTTGCTGGACTCTTGGTCCAGGTTCATCAGTGCTTTGTATACCTCAGGCTGCACCTCATACCGCACTTCCTTGCCATCCACCTTAACCTTGACTACATTCTTCTCACCTACTTGCTCGGCATTGGTTAGTTTGCGGAAGAATGTACCGTTCCCATCCAGTTCAGCAAGCTTCGGAATCTGCCGGGCCACATTATTACGTTCGGCAGCATTGACGCTTTGGAAGATATTCTTCACCATGTTTTCTAATGGAGCAATGACCTTGCGTTCGGAACCCTGAAGTGCCTTAATTGGGCTGGTTACATTGGCAAGCGCACTCGACAACCCACCACCGAATCCTACCTTGTCATTATTCATTTCCCGGAACAATGGGATATAGTTCTTCCAACGTTGCCCCAGCACTTCATAGAGTTCCTTCGATACCACGCCGCTATCCACCAGTTCCTTCAGCATGTCGCGGTTTACTTTCACAAGTTCTTGCTGTGCGGCGTTCATTTCTTCTGAGCCTAGTTCATCCAGAATGGACTTGATTTCCTGGTTGGTAAACCCCGATTTGTACCCGGCAGCATTGACGTCTTTTGCATGTTTAGCGAGTGCGTACATTTCCAAGTCTTCTACGGATTTACCGGACTGCTCAACTTTTTTGATTACCGATCCTAACCGATCTTGCACAATACGGCTTGCTCGTTCCGGCGCCCCCTTGAAGAGTCTAGCAGACTTATACAGGCTGTCTTCTGCACTGGCTAGTTTTCCCCCACGCACGTTCTTTTCTACCGTCTCAAGAGCTGCTAGGTCGTCTGTAGTTTGTGTACGCCACTTCTGCCAACGTTCCGCGAACGGAGTGGATTTCTTCGGCGCATTACGGCTTATTTTCTCGGCGAATGATGCTGCATCGCCTTCAGGCGTCGCATTGAATTCAGCAGCAGCCTTCCCTTCATCGCTTGCCAATCGTTCCTGGCGCCGCAGTTCCTCCCGGCTCATGCGAAGGATCTTCTCTGCGTGCGGTCTTACTGACTCGCCAAACTCTTTTACCAGTTCCTCCGTAAAATTCGCGGCCTTGATGGTGCCTTTTCCAAGCTTGGAGGCCATGATAACCGCATAGTCAGCCCATTCTGGCAACGGGTTGGAGTTTAGATTGCCTCTACGCTTTGCCAACCGTTCTCTAGCTGCCTTCTCCGCATCGTCTAGGTACGTGTAAACCTTATCTCGTACATTCGGATGGTTGACGGCTTGAATCGCTTCCTCGACTTCCTGAACCTCTGTTTTAACCGGTGCTTTGATTGGTTCAGGTTCAGCAATTGGCTTAGGCTCTGGCGCCGGGGTAGACTTCAAAGTTTTTTCTGCTTCCTTAGAAGCCTGCATGGCATAGTCAATATCATCCTGTGTCCATTCTGATATGGGTTTACTCAATATTTCGCGGTCCCGGGCGCTTAGATTTTCATCCACAACAGGCTTCTTTATGGTTTTCGGTGCAGTAACAACAGATTCTGGCGCCGCAGTACCCGGTTCCTGTACAGTTCTAGCCGCTGGTGCATCTGGTGTTGTATTCATAGGTGATGAAAGAGGTTCACTCATTACAGGAGATTCTGGCGTCCCTGCTGCCCTTCTTGCTGCACGTACATCAGCGAACTTTTCGAATCCCGAACGTACAGCACCACCTGCTGCGCCGAGTCCTAACCCAAAAGCACCACCGATTAAGGCATTACGCAGAATATCCTCATTACTATCCTGCTGGTTCATTAACCCAGCAGAAACGTTCTGTGCAGTTCCTGCCAATCCTTCTGTAAGCCCTCCCCTCACAATATTGTTTGCCGTAGACGGACTAACCTTGGGTATAATCTTAGATATTGCATTTGTTGTCTTCATCCCGGCGCCGGTGTTCATTAGTTTTCCTGCGGCTTCGTATGGTGCTGCGTTAGGTCCTAAACCTATCGGTGCGCCTGAAGGTGTGATGAACGGGGTTACAAAGTTGTTGATGATATTGGATACCTTATCAGCCGTAGCGTTACCCGTAGAGTCACGCTGTGTCACACCGGAGTTACCCGCGAAGGAGTTAGAAATAAAACGGCCCACGGGGTTGCCAAAGGCCAGATAGTTAAGTGCACTAGGTACTGTTTTGAGAATATCCGGCATGTTTGTTTCATCAATAGCTTTCTGCCGTATATCATATTCTGTGACTGGTTTTACTGGTGCGGCCGGGCCTCCACCGGTTTGATTCAATATGCTTGCCGCCGGGAGACGACCCTGCAATTGAGTTTGCAGAGACGTTACCGGAATGTTCAGTGCTGACGGTGCTGGGAGCTTACCTTTAAATGCTTCGATTTGTTTTTGCTTCGCTTGATCTGCCTTGAAGTCAATTGGTTTCATCGGCGCCGGTGTAGTATTGAAACCCTGCACCTGTGGTACTTTTCCCACACTAGCAAGTGTGCTATCTAATAAAGATTTTCCTCTGGCGTTATCCTCCACAGTTGTGTCAATAATCTGTCGATTTCGCACGGCTGAAAACTTGCTTTCTGATTCTTGTTCTGTTTGAGGGTTATATGTGCGATTTAAGACGCGCTGTTTGGCATCTTCTCCCCGTTTTCGATTGCGTACTGCATCAAATGTGGACATCTATCTCCCCCCAAACATGTTGTAATACTTCGTCACTCCACTGGTCCAGTAACTATTGAGGTTTGTCGGATCGTTTGCCGCACCGTTTGGAGCATATTTTTTCTGAATCTGTTCAATAGTGGTTAGGCCCTTATCAATGTAGTTTCGTTTTAAGTTAGAGGCCATCTTATCAATGCCTTCTTCTAGGCTGCTGAAGGACATTAGACCATTCTTACCCATCATCCCACCAACGTTGTATTTGTTCTTCGCCGCCGAACTCGTGCCGTTTCCAGTCTCATGTACCGCAATGGCTGCAAGAAGCGCTGGGTCAATGCCGTACTTCTTTCCCGCAGTCGCGAAGACGTCCCCAGTATTCTTGAGTACGCCTCCTAAATTGTTATTTAGTTTAGCCCCACTAGCACTTGCCGTGGGGCTACTCAGTTTGGGTATTGTTTGAGGTAATTATCTATTTCTTTCTTCGTCATCCCTAGTGATAACAAAATTTGATTTGTTTCTGCATCGCTAAGGCCATAATCAATCACAGTTTCAAACATTTCTTTTCTCTTGGCAGGGTCGGTTGTGACTTTTGTTTTACCTGTATCCTTTGGAACTTCGTTTCCACTTGCGTCATATTCAGTCCCGTTGTAAATAGGTTCGGAATACAGTGATTTCACGCTATCCAAGACTTGGCTAGGTGTTAGACCGCTGGCCTTTGTCGTTCCAGGCTGAGACTGTTCATAATCTAACTGCGCCCAGGCTCGGGAGTTATCATCTTGTGCCAGTCCAAGTTGAGCTTGACGGTATGCCTGATCATTTTGCTGTGATAGCTGTTGTAACCCATAGCTCAGGCCGTTTTGGCGTACGTCTTCGTCAAACTTCGCTTGCCATTGTTTATCTGAGATTGCATCACGTGCTTTCTGGTAAGCGAATTGTTCTGCATATTGCTTCTCAGATGTGTTCTGCTTACGTGTATCAAGATTCTGGTTGAATTGTTGATTCTGTGCCGTCAAATCAAGTTGTCGTCCAGCGAGTGTACGTCCTACACCTGATTGTTGTGCTTGTGCTAATGATGTGTTTGCCCCAAGTTTACTGATATCTAGTCCGGTTGCTTGAAGTTGATTGCGGATGCCGTCTGCTTGGGAACTCAGCGCGGTACGTTGATCCTTTGTAACTCCCTTAGTTTCTGCTTGTGTCTTCAGTGAGTACAAGGTATCAATCAAAGCCTGCTGCTGTGGAGTCAAGTAACTACCGGTTAACGCTGCATCTGCCCGTGAGTTGTCCATACCGCGTTGTTGTTCTGCGGTTATAGCATTAAGGGCGTTATATTTGTTTCCGAGTTCCGTTTGGTAACGGTTATCTGCATACGCTTGTTGACTTTGCAGAGGATTCAAGAGACTGAGCATATTGTTATACTGCTGCTGTTGTCTGGCCTGTTCTGCTGCGATTATCTGTGGAATAACCTGTGTTTCTAAGTACTCTTGTTCTTGATTCTGAATGGCTCCGGCGCGGTCTGATAGCATAGTAGAACGTCCAAAACCGGATGAACCTAACGCTTCCTGTTGGGCACGAATACCTTGGTTTGCTCTACGGTCAGATTGCGCTTGGTATGCAGCGTACTGTGGTGTGCTGTATGGGTCCGTAAACTGCTGATTTTGAGCCAAGCTTTGCAGCGCTGCAATCTGTTGATCTAACTGTGATGTGTATGGATTCGTCGGCATGCTGCTGCCATTGTACACCTGGTTTTGTAGATCATTGATCCGGTAGTTACTTAATCCCTGGTTGTATCCTGACGGTGTGGTGTACAACGATCCACCTACGTTGACAGTAGGCGCATTAAATGGTTGATTGTTTACCGTAGCCATGCCGTTGTTGTACCCGATACTGGACGGTGAATACCCAGATGTCTGTAACTGATCACGTACGCCAACCATGCCAGTTGGTGTGTACCCGGATGCAGTAGTTCCTACCGTAGATGTTCCAGTATTTTTTTTAGCAATATTGTTGTTGTAGTTGCCCCAGGCGTTATTGAAGTTATTGGACGTGTCGTATGATACACCATTAAGCACTTTGGACGGCTTCATAAAGTCCGATCCGCCTACGGTGATATAACCGTTATTCGCGTTATATCCGATGTCTGAGTTTTTGACACCTTTGCTTATAAGTGCATCACGCACAGATGTACCGTATCCTGATGGCGCTGCCATAGTACTGCCTCCTTTCAAATGAAAAAAGACCCCCTGTGGAGTCCTTTAGCCGTTCTATGATTTACTTTAGTTTAACAGGTGTGGGCAATACCTTTTGATTATTTTTGTATCACGTTAATTAAAGCGTGGCAATTATATTGCCGCATAAAATTGGTTATGCTAGAATAAACTAAAGAAGGAGCCGTGCGTCAACACGACTCCCACGTACAATCCGCATGAAGAGCGGTAGGCTTGCAAGGGTGATCCAGAATAGACCGATCCTTACCGGGGGCGGTCTATTTCTTTTTCATGTAAGTGAGCAACGCAATAATGAACATGCCAAACATGAACATTAAAGACAAAGCTTGGTACACTTCCATGGGCATCACCTCCCTTCCGGGAGATTAGCCGACCGCCCTTATGCCATTGTACTGGATTATTATAGCAGACTGTACTCTATTGGAGTATGGTCTTTTTATTGTCCTTGCAGTTCTGCTAGTTGTGCCTGTAGATCAGCTAGGTTCTTTTGTTCTGCTGCGAGTGCGGATTTATTTGCCTCTAGTGCAGCTTGAGCATCTGTATAAGCCTTGTTCGTTGTATCGCGTGTTACTTGATCACCAATTCCAGTGCTATTTAAATATTCAACTTTTTCTTTATAACTCAAAACAGTTTTTTCTCCAGAAGCAATTATTGCTTCTTTACTTTTGATTTTCTTTTGAGATGCTTCAATAAAAATCTTTAATTCACTTATTTTCGTCGCTTTATCCATCTCTGCTTGCTGTTCTTGAGCAATTTTTGCATTTTCTTCGCTCGAGTTTCCAGATAAATTAACCTGATTACTATCCACACTTACCTCCAGTCCCAAAGCATTAGCTGCGGATCGTACTGGCAAATAGCTTGTACCATTGATTACAGCGCCTTGACCGATTGATGAACCGTTTAATTTTATATCCAAAGTGTTGTCTACCTTGCTTCCTAACAACTTTGCTCCAGCTCCATAAATTTGCGGCGAAAGTGTAATTGTTGCCCCGATGACAATCCCAATCACTAGCATTCCAAACTTTTTCATAGTAGCACCCCAATGTTAGATTTTGGGATCAGTATATCATTTAATTTTGCGCGTGTGAATGATCTGAAGCGCCTACCCAAGTAACAAAACCTCCACCAAATACCGCCAATTGCGTTCCTGGAGAAATACCATGGTTATGAGATCCTGACAAGCTTGTTGAAACTCCATAGTTCGCCTTTGAATCAAGAGCATCCTGAAGAGTTTCTGTGTTATTTTGAAATTTTGAAAAATCGGCGTAATTTAATATAACCTGTCCTGTTCCTCCAGCAGTAAGTTTAATGTCACCATTATTGTCAGTTAGTAAATCTATTCCACCGCTCCCGTATAATTCCGGGTAACCAAATACCATATTCATTCTGCCAACGACGACACCACTATGGGTTAAATTCAAGGAAGGTGCCCCGAAATAATTAGATTGGATTGCAATTGATTCAGTAGCATTCAACTCTGCTGCGAATAATTTGTCATTTGGGTCCATTACAACCCGCGGGTAACCGGTAGCAGATCGGATCATCGCCCCTGTCATTGTGACCTTACCAGTAATATCTGCCCGGAAGGTATCCATGGTTCCATCATTAATCGTAATACCATTGTCGCTGATATTTGTATACGCTCCAGAAGATAGATTATTAACTATTGTGGCCCCGGTCATGGTAACGTGACCCGTAATGTCCGCTCGGAAGGTGTTCATACTGCCATCGTTGATCACCATACCATTTCCGTCAATCTGCACATAGGCCCCAGCGGTGAGGTCTGAGCGTATGGTAACTACATTTGCATCGATGGTACCGGCATCAATATGGTCGGCAGTCAAGGAGACTACATTCAAGCTGTCCAGGTTCACCAATAGGTTATTGTACTTGCCCACAAGCTCATTTAATTTGTTTTTGATGTCTTCGAAATCTGCCCAAGGCGGCGCCCCATTCATGTCCGGTACTGGCATTTAAACCATCCTCTCAACCGCACTGTACGCTGTTTGTAGCTTTCCAATTCGTTTGTCAGTAGTTTGTACGGCTTCTGTGTCACCTGCTGCCTGTAGTGCTTCACGGTCCATCTGTAGGCTGAATATCTGCATGGAGTATTGCTCCAGTCGCTGCTTGATCATCGCGCTTTTTTGTTCGGTAGTCAGTTCCATAAATACCTCCTAATATTGTACAGGCATCGTCTTAAAATAGCGTTCAAATCCATACAACCGGAATTCACCAGTACCTGAGAACCGGAAGCGAATCCAGTTCGCTAGTGGCACAACATCCAACGGGACGATCACGTTTTGGTTCTGTGCGGATGCGGATGCGGTTACCGGGTCGCCAATGGTGTACCACGTGCTGCCTTGGTCGATGGATGCTTGAATGGTAAGAGAAGTACCAGACGGCGCATACATCTGCACATGCATTTCGTTGTATTCCTTCTCAGCCTCGCTTCGGTCAAAGTCTTTAGTCTCCACCATAAATGCGCCTGATGATGCCGCGCCCTTGACGTTGTAGGTATGGCCGCTGTTGTTACCGGCGTAAACCGCACCGTTGAAGTCTAGTCCAAACAGGTATCCTTCGTTTAAGCGCGATACGGTCCAGAGGTTATAACGCTGGTCATATACCAGCCTGATGTTAGGCGTAGTCGCTCCGTCAATGGGTAGGTTGAGATAATACCGGATACCGTCTGAAAACGCGCAGGCGGTGCTTACATAGGCTTGGTTAATGCGATTGATGAACGTGCGCACTGGCTCACCAATCCTGTTAGCCGACCCGGCAGCACCGATGTAAACATCATCATTCGCAAGCCACATTAAGGCCGTACCCATATCCACGAGCGTTTTGTTATTTACGCATCCAATGTTGTCTGATGATGGGACAAGTCGGTAGAATGCCCGGGCATCACCAGTATGATAGATTAGAGCGAATGCATCCTTTTTGAACACCCATATCTGGCCGCTGAAGGTAATCATGGCTGTTACGGGGCCGCCGTTTGCAGTAAAGTATTGAACAAAACCGGCATTTTCCGCAGCAGTCCAGTCGGTTGCGTCTTGGAACTTGCAGTAATGAATGATATCGCCGTCCTCTCCAGTAACACCAGACATGAATACCCGCAGGTTATCTGCTGCAATAATTCGGCCCTTAGGAGCCGCTGATAGGTCCGCAATCGCTGAACCGTTCCAATACTTCACCGTGTCCGTACCGTTTGTTAGAATGAGTGCAGCGCCGCCTACATCGAAGTTAGCCGCTCCCCAGTTGGTATCGGTGTATGTTCCGATATTCGTCCATGTACCAGCATTGTCATACTGCAAAGTCGCACCAACGGCGCGGACCAAGTGTACATTACCAAATGAGGTAAGTAACCGAGTGACCGCGCCGCCGCTGGCACCATATGCAGTTGGAGTCAAAGCTGTGGACTTGGCTGGGTAGTTAATATCCGTGTCCCATCCGTATTCATTCACGGATTGTTCATCTTTGATATCAAAACTATTGGCTCCAGAGTAAATGCCACCAGTTAACCGAACCTCTTCCCGACTATCTCCACGTGTGTCTATACCTTTTGGATATGTTGCCCATTGCGCCATATGATCACCAACCATTTATCACGTAGCCGCGTGAATGATTGCGGAACGTCGTAGGGGATGTGGGTTGCGTGAACTCCGGTTCCTTGAGTTTTCGGAGCCACAGAACGTCAGATATTTTCTCCTGATACTCAGCATCATAGTTATTATGCATCACAATGTCCTTACGGGCGGATGCCATGCGCTTCAGTACGCCGAGTTTCAAAATCTCTTGGTACTTTACTGGAATATCCGGTGATAGGTTGAGATTAACTTCAGTGATCTCTGCCGGATCTGCGTCACAATAAATATAGACGGCGACCGCATCGGGTACGCCCCCTGGATAAGAGAGGAACATCGCATCAGATACGATGGTGTACCACGGACAGTTATCAGCAAATACATTGTCGTCATTCTGTTTCGGTGTAACCTCTTGAAACGTCGGATTAGGTGAGGAATTAGTGATCTGCATTGTGACTACCTTAATCTTCGTCACGTCGAATCCGGCAGGAAACGGATAATAGTTATTGTCTTGGACTGTGACAAAGGCATAAGGCTCTGAATCAATCTCCAGCAGATCAAACAATTCTCGTTGTTCCTCGTTCATCCAAACCAACTTGTCCGCTGTGGAATAACTATTACGATACATCAGGTTAATGCTGTTCAATAAGCTTGATGCTGTAGCCATTATTTCACCGCCTTATACGTCTACCGCATTTTCAAATTCCGGGAGCGTTTTGAGATGCTCATATGCCTGCTTATCCCACCGCGTCGCGTCTTCCTCTTGATCAGGAGTAAACCTGAAGTACATATGCGTCACTGGTACTTTTTCTTCTTCGCATGCTTGTTGAGAAACAAACAACTCCAGGCATATATCAGCAATATTTTTATTCCCGTTTACTCCCTGAACACGGATATAAGCATTTTGTAATGTTAATCCAGACGGGAGCTCTATTGTTTTCTTCAGTGCCATTAATATATCCTCCCATTTTACCAACTTGATGTTGCAACTCGTCTCCACAAATTCGTTGCATAACATACATATACATAACTGGCATCTGCTGACCAGTCTCCAGATTTCCCCGTTGCAGTTGCTGATGCAGGAACAGATACAAATCGGCTATATTGCTGCCATGAAGCTCCATCATAGTATTTACGAAGTCCGTTAGTAGGATCGTGAATATCAAGCCCCGTGGGAGCCGTTGAAGGTTGAGACCTAATGGTTACTCCATCTAATCGGATCCAACCTATTGCTGGATCATATTTATACAAACCCTTACCTGAGGTTTCGCCAGCACTCTGCGCATTAAGGATATCTCCGGCTGTTGGTGTGTCAACAGTTGACAGTAGGTTAGATATCGTGTCTAACCGCAACCGAGTCGTTGCAAAATATCCGCCTTTTGTGAATTCTCCATATGAAAAGAAAACAAAATTATTTGTTCTCAATTGGCCTTTAGTATAAAAAATAGGGCTTTCTGCGCCAAAAGAAACAAAATGGATTATATTACCAGTAGCATTTCCTGAAAGTAAAACTCCATAGTCAGTTCCGTTAGGAACACCTGCAACCAATCCGTTATTTTCGGTGTATCCGAGAATTGTGTTACTGAATCCTGAACACGCAACACCACTCCCGAGATTAGATTGACTTAAAAAATGGAGTGTAGAACCGCTGGAATTCGCCAGATCTATGCCGTGGCTCGCGCACCCAAAAGCATCTATACGGTACTGGCAACCGCTCATATCTCCCGTAGGTCCTGGCTCTACAGCAAACCCTTTCCTACCAGTGTAGTAAAATTTAGCGTTTATTTCGCAGCCGTTACCGTAAATGAGTGTCATCCCGTTTCTGCCGGGACTCGTAACTATGACATCATCAATTATGCAACGTCCGGCATTGCTGATTGCATCTCCAATTTGAATTCCATCAGAAGTATTACCAACCAATCCATTTATGATGGTAAGGAGAAAGGCACTTAGTTTTACGTTTCTCCCTACTACCCGTATACCGACAAAATCTCCATTTATTCGTAGAATCGTTTTTGCTAGCGATGCATTTTCACCAGACCCTGATCCTACAATGTTAACTTTTGCAGGAACAAATATCGTTTGCGAGATTACATATTCTCCAGGGGGGAAAAATACTTGGCCGCCGCCATTTGCAAGTGCGGCCGCTATGGCACTATTTATTGCTGCTGTATCATCTGTTACTCCATCACCAACTGCACCATATTCTTTGACATTGTAAATAACTCCGCCCCATGTCCTTACATTTGTCAGCATATTTCCGATAGAAGCGCTTGTCAGTTCACTTACTTTCTGCATGACCATACTATCACCGCCTTAATAAAGAGCTACAATATTGGTTGCTGTGGTGTTTGTAGCATTAATTCGCTTTACAGCAATGTAAAGGTGACCAACAGGTGCAGCCTTAAACAATACCGTGCTGCCATCAGCCATAAGTGCCGTTACATCACCGGACACACCTACATAGATCGCCCGGCTATACGGTGTGCCTGTGGGGTAAGTGATGCTTAAAGTGTCGCTTGGTGTAACAGCCACGCCTCCAGTATATGTGATTGATGTTATGGACATTTAGCTCACTCCTTTGTTCCGTTTGCTATACTGACGTTTCATTGGAATTAGTTCTTTAGGTGATTCTTGCGCCGGTTGTTGCTCTTTCAGCTGCCGATTGATTTCCCGCAGTTCGTTAAGCACATCGTTCTTCCAGCGCTGTTCTGGCGTGATGCCGTCAAAGTGGTTCATTTTTTACCTCCTTACGAAAAAAGAGGGGCATTGGAGCCCCTCACTTCTCTTCCATCAATCCATTATCCCGTAATGTGTTCACCATAAGATTCCAGAGTTTTACGCCCTCTTTCCCGGCGGCGTCCATTTTGTCATTGGTCCGTTGCAAGGGAATGTGCTGAATCTTTGTGGATCCTACCATTTTACCAACCGTCCATTTCATTTCAGACATATTAAACCCTCCGTTTAACCACAACACCCCACGTACCAGACGCAAGGTCTTTGGTGCCTGAGTTTGCATTAAACAGAGAAATCTTGATAGCATTGGACGCTGATGGTGTAGCTTGATATATTACTCCGTCAGTGTCATACGGTGGGTACAATTCTATTGAATCTCCCAGCGCCACACCCGTTACGGTTACTGCGGTAGATACAGCAAAAGCTCCAGTTGTCAGAGATGGTGGATCAAACGTAATTGTCGTGGATAGCACCACTTTAGGTGTTGATACACCAGAAGAGGTCTGGAAACCGTCAGCAATGACGATTCCCGTACCAGTGTTACCGGCAGTACCGCGAAAGTCTACTCCAGGCATAGTTATCCTCCTTTACAGACCTGTCGATCCGACAAAGCCTCTCCAATCTTCTGCTACCATACTGTCGCGGAAATAACCGTCCCACACCCATGCCATGTTATCAGTCATGTTCGACCGGCGGCGGAACTCAACTGGTACGCGCCAGTAGTGATTCAGTTGATGGCGGTTCGCCTGTAAGAACCATGCAGTAGTTGAAGAGGTAAACAGCAGGTCAACGATTTTGAGCGAAGGCAGTGTGTTTGTATCGTTATTGGCTGTGCCGGACTTCAGCGCAGATTGCAACACTTCGGCGGCCGTGAATTGCAGCGCTTGGTTGACGATCAGCTTAGAAGGACGTTGCATGATCTGCTTGCCAGCTTCATCTTTCTGCTGACGGAACAGCACGATACCGGCTTTAAGGTTGGTGTCGTTCAGTGCGCCGGTAGCCAAATTGGATTGTGTACCGCCTTGAGCGCCGCGGTTAGGGTGATCACTGGCAATCAGCGCTTTGCCGTCGTAGATTGGGTAGTTCGTTCCGTCAAACGCGTTATCCAGAATCTTCGCACTGTTGGTCTCAACGGTGTTGCGTGCGCCGTGTCCAGCATCACGTGTCATGTTCTCCACTTCGTTAAACTTGAAATCGTCGTACAACTCGCGTGACATCTCGATTTTGATCGACCACGGCTGGTGAGTGGTTACGATCAGGTCACCAAGTTTGAAGGACTGCGCCTCTGGATTGGTCAGTTCGTCTTTCTTTGACCAGTTAGACGTACCAGCATAGCGCTGAGTGGTTTCGGCATATTGGCTGGATGTCTTGTCGTTTAGGTACTGGGACCATTGTTCCGGCTCTTCGTCGTAAGCTTCGAAAAATACCCGGTCAATTTTCTTTAGGAATACGTCTTTAAACTGAGTGGTTTGCATTGGTGTAGCCATGATTTATGTCCCCCTTATACCAGGTACTGAGCAGCGGCAGTAACCACTACATCAACCGTAAGTTTTGTGTTGTCGTAACCAACTACTTGCAGAAATCCACCAGTAGTGTCGTCTGGGTTAAGCGTTACTGCATCGCTGATACCGTAAGCCGAACCGTACAAATCAGCTTGCGTAAAAGTCTTCTTGGTTCCAGCGTTGGTGAAGTTCATGCGGATAACCACGTTCTTAGCGAGTACCACCGGATAGTTGTTGGTTGTAGTCGCTGAAGATCCATTAGCCAGAGTGAAGTTAGCCAATCCTACGATTTCGTTAGTAGTGGCTGAAGTAGCTTTCGCCAAAAGTCCAGATGCTACGACAACAAAGTCTCCTGTAGTGATGCTTTCGCTGCCTGTAACGTCGAATTTTTCAACGTCTGGGTTGTTATTGCCTGTACCAATGCGTCGCAGGACGTAAGGAATAATAGCCATGTGTTAAACCCTCCTATTTTTTCTTGATTTTTCGGTAATCATTTATGTTATTGATGCCTTCAAAGGCCATCAGTTCCCGCACTTCTGCTGGACTCATGCCCATTGCTGCGGCTTGTGCCAGTACATCAGGCGGTAATGCTTTCTCCGTGCTTGCTGCGGCTGGCGCATCGTTCGCTACAACCCTCTGGCGGCGTTGTACAGCTGCGCGTTGCTCAGCCTCACGCTTGGTTTGCTGGTTGCGTTTCGCTCCTCCTAACGCCCAATAGGCTTGTTCTACGCTAAGTGTGCCGTTGGATCGGTTTACGATGTCGCTAATTTCCTGCCGCATGGTCTGGATACCAGCAAATTCGGGATTATCACGCAAGTCATTGATTTGATTGGCAATACGGAGCTCAGCGAGTTCTTTTTGCAACTGCTCCTGTTTCATAACCTGCTGTTGCTGTCCGATGTACCAACTATATTGTTGTTCATCCCACCCGTTTTGCTCTGCCAATTGTTGCGCTTCGTTCATTATCTGTTGCTCTTTTAGGCGCAGCTCAATGACATCCGGGTCCCCGCCAAGCTGCTCGATCACGCGTTTATGCTTGGAGTACTTATCCTCGTACTGCTTGGACAGTGTTTCTTCAAGCTTGCGTTTCTCGCGTTCTAGACGCTTCTCAAAGGCCGTTTTCTCCTTGGGAGATAGTTCTGGTTCCTCTGGTTCGTAAGCGTCTGTATCGATCTCAGAATCGCCATCATGCGGCGTGTCCTCTGAAATATCTTCGTATTCTTCTGCCGGATCTGGTTGTTCTACGTCTGGAGCATCGGCGTCATGCTCTGCTGCGGGTTCTTCCGCAAATTCGCCCGTTTGGTTTCTGAATTCGTCGAGTGTTGCCATGATATTTCCTCCTTTGTGCTGGACGGCATCAACCAGCTATCGCCCGATCCCGGACTATTCCCGGTAAGTCACCACCAAATGTGGGCATGAGAAAGGGCGACCCTACGACTAGGACCGCCCTGCGTGTTATTGTTCTTCAGTTACTTTTAACCATCTTTCCGTAATCATAGCTTTTGCAGCTTCAATTACCCCAAATGCTTCAAATGTAGTCATATCGTTCTTGACAATTTCAACACTGTTGTTGATAAGATCATATTCAATAACAAGTCGGTGCTTCATTTTTTACCACTACCGGGCTTACCTGTTTCCTTGTACGTCTGTCGCATTCCCTTTGCGCCGGCTGAAGCATCATACGTCTTGCCCCCACTCTTCACGCTGCCTGGACCACATACATCAGGCTTCTTTGCTCCAATGTTCTGTTCACCATTCATTATTTCCACCACCCATCTTTAAGATATTCGCGTGTTTTAAGCTCAACTGCACCGGTATGTCCGCATGAGACGCACACCATTCCGCCATGATGGTGAAACCCCGGCTTCTCGCACTTCGGACATATTGGCTGTGCGCCTACGCGGGAAAATGGATTCTCGCCCCACTTGCGCTGATTTTCCACAAAATCGGTAAACATCCCATTTCGAGTAAAGAAGTGCATCCACATCGTTTCTTCCTGCGCTGACATTTCGTGACTCATATGAGTATTAGAGTTGATTAGCAATTGGTACGCCTCCTTGCTGTGGCATTGGGATTACATTTTGTGGAGGCATCTGTGCAGGCATTGCCTGCGGAATAGGCATCGGCATGCCCTGCGGCATCATACCCGGAGGAATCGCTTGTGGCCCTCCAGGCATCACGCCTGGAACCATCCCCTGTGGATTGCCTTGGTTCATCTGCTGCTGTTGCTCCTGCATCATTTCCTGTTCATCCTTTAGAGGTATGCCTACCTCATCCCGGAGGTATTGGCGTAACTCTGACCAGAAAATCACCGGTTTGCCTTCTACTGCCCTTCCCGCCAAGTCAAGCACCATATCGAAGATAAACGCCTTATCGCTTGGCAGTCCGTCACCAATGCTTAAGGAAAGGTCAAACTCAGCATCACGTGTGATTGGTTTTCCTTGTTCATCTGTCAGTGTGATGTGCTGCGGTAGTGGTGTTTCATTGGTTGGATCATACATTTCATTTGGAATGAGTTGCGGTATGTTTTTGAGTTCGCGCGGATCGTAGAATTGAAAGTCTGGATTATCTCCTTCAATTCGCACCCACATTTCCTCTGTCCAATTCTCAATCATTTCATCATATAAGAGGCTTAATACTTCGCTAAATCCTGCCTTGAACATTTCTTTTTTATGGATAACACCACGTTGACCGGCTTGTTGCAAGGCTGATATTGCCCGGAATGCGGTCACTCCTGAAGGTTGCTCACCACGAGTTACGTCCGGCCTACCAGATATAATGTCAGCCTCATTGAATGCCTTTTCGCGACGTGCTACAACATCTGGAGATACTTGCCTAGCCTCTACCACTCTAAATGCGTTAGGATCACGCATAGGCACTCTAAGCCCTGCTGCTGCTGTCCATTTACGCGGGTCGAATCCTCGGCCTGCACCAATACCAAAAACAATCTGTGGATTGCCCATCAGACGGGCGTTAACCCGTATCTGATCGTCCAAATCGTTGATAACGTCTTGTACTGGCATCAATAGTTCAACGTCTCCCTGCCCCCACAACACGCCTCTACGTGGATAGCAAGGGAGAATGACGAACGGGAACATGTTGCGGCGCTGAAGCTTACCATTCTCTTTCCTCGTGTCTTGAAGGATGATGTTTTGCGCGACACTCAGACAATACAGTTTGCCTTCATCATCCTTCATGTAGCACTCAAGCAGCAAAGCACGCTGTGACGTGGTGTAATCTGACTCGTCCAGGTGATCCCCATCGTATATTTTAGGGTCATACAGCACCTGCACCTGACGTTGTACATAATTTCCACGTTTAAACTTTGATCTGAACCACGTTAACGGCTTCCACATGGCGTGGATGATGAACTCAGCCTCTTGTATGTGGTAATATGCTGTCACTTTGGGGTCTGGAAAGAAGTTAGCTGGGTCTACTATGTCATATGTTGGCAATCCCCGTCCACCTAGTGCTTCATCGTCGAAGTACACTTTATATACGGATGTGCCAAGCTCCAACCGATCATGTTCGGCTCTCTCAAGCTTACGTTTGAACTGGTTGTGACTCAGGATGTAATCAAGCATGTGCTGTACCTGGGTCGAATATAGCTCATCCGATAACTCCACCCCAGATGCTTGTACCGATTCCGGCTTATCTACCAAGTCACTGATCTGACTATCGATAATCGGCTTTATCACTGGCGTATTGCTGGCCGGATCGTCTGGTGACTGCTGCGTAACTTGCCTTGCATGGTAATAGTCATCACACTGTCGCCATAGCGTATGCAGACCCAGATTCTGCTTAGCGATCCATGCGCCGTGGAAGAGTTGTTGCACTCTCAGCGCTTCCTTGGTCTCTGCATCTGTTTGAAACAGTTTCGTGCGGCTATCTTGGAGCGATGTGTCCATGTTATCTACCGGCTTCTCGGTTACTGTGTCTGGCATGCTGTCACCCCCTATTCATAACGTCCGGTCATCATGCCCGGGTCCCATCCTGGTTGTGTGGTGCGTGCGCTGTCTCTACGGTCCTGCTGCATTTGCATGTTTAGTTGCTGGTTTTCCATGCTCAGTTGCTCTAATTGTTCCAGCGCTGTCTTCAGATCTGCTTCTCTCAATTCAGCATCACGCTTGGTGTATCCAATCTGCCGACCATAAACAAAAGCGCCAGCTGCAATGGCTGACGCTAGGGTTAAACATATGAATGTTATGAGCGCGGTCATTTCATCCTCTCTCCGATCTCTTGCAATCCGTCTGCTATCTGCTTGGCAATGTCACCATCTATATTGAGTACTCCCGTTACAGGGTCAACACTCTCACGGATGCTTTCTGCCAAAGCCATGATGTACTGCTTTGCGGTTACTTGAATCTTTCCCTTGTAACGCTCGATATCTTCGACTTTGATTGTTCCAGAAATAATACTCACCATCCCATCCTCCTAAACCAATTGGATTCATCATCTGCGTCTTGTCCCGGGCGGTTGGCTTCGTCTGTGATCTCGCTGACGTGCTTCACGCTGCCGTCTTTCATAGATACAAAGTGATAATCACTCTTTTCCTCGCCACGCACAGGCGCTGTAATCGCTCCTATCGGCTGAGGTCGGCTCATGAGTCCATACCGGCAACTCTCAGCTGCGTGATCCTCCAGGTTGTCTCCTACGTCCTCTACTCGTTTGTCATGGTGTATTAACTGCGGCAGTGTCCGTATCAAGTTGGTGCATGTGCTGAAGATGATCCATAACGGCTTCCCATCTGCCGCGGTCTTCATAAACTCCCGCATGCGTGTCCATCCTTGGAGGCGGTCATTATCAGCCTTTTCAAGCCATACCCCGTTGTTAAGGAATATTTCGGCAATGTTCTCACCTTGCGTCCCAGCATCTTTGCCGCCTATACCTCTCTTATGCCACATATCCGGTGATGCAACGGTATACTCGATCTGCTCACGCCCGGATAGTTCTACAATCTTCTTAGCTACATCCGAAGCATTGGTCTGGTTGATGTAGAGTTCCCGGTACGTGTACACCCGCATATCATCTACAGCATGCCAATACACCGCACACGGGTCATTGTATCCCCAGTCAATTGAGCAGAACTTAAACCAATGCTGAGGTACCTTGAACGGTTCCACCACATGTGTGTCCCGTCTCCACTCGCGGAAGTACTGCCCGGCGAATACATCCCAGTTTCCATGCAAAAAAGCCTCCCGCTGATCGTCAGGAAGGCTTTCGAGTGTTTCTACATATTCAGGGTTTGTTTCCATCAATGCGTGATTATCATATACCTTGGCTGGGATGAACACATATTTCTCAGGTGTCTCCTTCCCTCGGTACTCGCGGTCAATGAACAACCGTTTAAACCACGCATGTCCTATTCCCCCAGGGTTGGAAGTGTAGTACATCCGGGGTTTAAAGTCTGTCCGGGTAGAACGGTTTGATGTCTCAAAGAAATCTCGCATAAACTCTGTAAAGTGCGTGGCTTCCTCCAGACCGATCACGTCATATTCTTGGCCTTGGTACTGATACACATCCTTGTCAGCGTCACAGTATCCAAGTTTGATGCGTGAGCCGTTAGGGAAGGTGAAACTCTTGTCATCGTCCTTATACTTGGCGAAGCCTGTAAGCTCACTCAGCAGCGGTAGTACATGGTTTTCACGAAGTTCTGGCAGTGTCCTACGAAGCAACAGCAGCCGAAGTCCCGGATAATTGAGCGCTAGTAGTACAAACTTTCTCCGCATAGCCCACGACTTACCACCGCCACGTGCACCACCGTACCCAATATGCCGCGCTGTAGATTTGAAGAATTCGATCTGCCGCGCATTTGGACGGCCTTTTAATACTATTTCGCCCATTCTGCTGCATCTCCCTCCAGTCTGACCGTGGTTTGAGTGTTGGCTGTGGATTCGCCTTTCATCAGCGCCATCTTGTCGTACAGTGTTCCGTAATAGGTGCTGATCTGGCTTAAGGGTATGTCCCTCACACCTTTCTTGGCTTCTGTAATCATCTGATGTCCTAACTGCTGAGCGTCTACAAGACTGTTCCATATCGCATCAATCATTTGTTGCTTTTTATCGGTTCGAAGCCGTTCGAAATCATCAGGTGATTCGTTCTTGATTTTATGAACGGTAGACTTCGAAACCTTAAACACCCTAGCAGTCTCATTGATATTGTCATTGGCTACAAGGTGAGCCTTAATTTTCTCTTTCAACTCGTCAGTAAGCTTCTGTCCTTGCTTAGCCATTGTGTTCACCTCTCTTCTGAGTATGGTCTGTATATATATCCTTCCGGCCAGTCTTTAAAGTCCAATATGCGCAAATAGAATCCTTTTCCGTTCACGGTGTCCATTGCTCGTAAGAAAGGATTGCTCAGCGTAGGTATGATTTCCTTTGTCATTTTCGCCGTGTTCTTTATGTCATTGTGCAGACCTTTGGTTCGGTTATACCTCATGCCCTCCGATGTGCGTCCTCCGTTGACGAATATGAAGTTTTCTCCACATACCGCATGCCGTTCGTTTTCGTTTGTGGCATTTACCAACTCAACGCACCTACAATTAATCTGAGGCATATCCTTCACCAGAGGAGTGATATAACGGTTTATCCACTTTTTAATCACTCTGCGTTTCACGCGTTCACCTCCCCTAATCCTAATTTGCACTTATTTACATGATCGTTTGGTATAACACCGCATTTACGAGCATTTCGCTTGCACTAATCTTCATTTCCTCCCACAATTTGTGCCGTGATCAATCTTTCGGCATTTTTGTCCGGCGATGAAGCTGTGATTATTCCTTCTGGTGTTCCTGCTTCCGCTGCTGCAATAAATGATTCTCCAATTTCTCTCAGGCTTTTTGCATCTACCCACAACTCGATTAGGTTGGTCGTCATGTTGAAGTGGTGTGCTCTTACTCTGACACAAAGTTCACCTGTCGTTTGATCTGGTCCAGCGTAAAACATTACGCCCCCATTGTTAATGTGAAGATAGGTTTCCATAGTTATCTCTCCCTTATCTCATAGTGTAAGCAGTCAAAATATACATCAAAAAGAATATAAGGATTAAATACCTTTCAGAATGCCTCATGTCGGCCTCCACTTCGTTAAGCGTATTCGTTCGCCTCGATGGCGCTACGCGCAAAACAAAAAGAGCAACAGCGACATGCCGTTACTCTCTCTGCTACTCAGTACTGGATAACCCGTGCCAGTTTAGGGGCGGTCCTCACTTTGCCTTCCTCATATCCCCGGTCCGCTGGGGCTGCTGTGTTTGATGTGGGCAAGGATTTGCACCTTGCAAGCTGGTTCCCGCTGTCCGTGTATGCTTCTATACCAGCAAAGTTAGGAGTCTTTCACTCTCTCAATGCAACAGCCAGGTGCGTCTTATTCCGCCACCACATCATATATGCAAACCATCCCTAACATCGAAGGTTGCGCATTAGCGCGTTATGGATGGGTGTTGCTAAAAGGTAGCGCCAGCCCGTAGCAACTGGCGCATGAGAGGGTGGAGTGAATCATCAGTGAATAAAAGTGTGGGGAATCAGCGCCAGGGGCGGTTCGCGCGATACCGAACGCCAATTCCTCATACTTACATATTACTACGATGCAATATCTTTTTCCGTACTATGTTTGTACTTTTTACTCATATGATTACGAATGTGGCTTTCACTATATCCCATCTCTATTGCTATTTCCTTGTACGTTTTACCTTCCATGCGTTTGCACTGTATTACATTCGCTAGTCCCGTGAACCGATTCATGTAGCGTTCCATCTCAAGCTTGATCCCATTCACCCGGTCCACTTCTGCCTGAATCTCTTCTAACTCGCCTACAGCCTTGTTATACCAGTCAATCCCCTTATCAAGTGGTATGTGCACGTAACTGCCGGATGATGGTATCTCTCCGCTGAAGATGACCTTGTGCGCCATCTCCACCCGTCTCCTAATCTCCATTTCCCGGATTTGCAGGATACGCAGCTCATTGACTGTATCGTTGTATGACTCCTTCCAGTTCATGGTTAATCCCCCCTATAGATTAATAATTACTCCTTAATCACTTCCCACATACTTCCCGGCTCCCACCGCGTCAATCCGTCCTGCATGATCTTGATGCGGTAGCCTATGCCGTATCCGGGTATGATATTTCGCTGTACCTCCATCACTCTTGCCGTTTCCATGTGGTCACGTTTATTTCGTACGATATCACCTTTTGTCATAAGGAGAAACGGCCTACGCCGCTTCCACCTCTGCTTTACCAAATACCGCTAACTCAAGCGCTTGGAGTCTTTCTTCAACCGTTTTTCCTGCCATCTCCACACTAGCGTTGATTTGATCCAATCCACCGGTTGCGCTGTACGTTTGAAACGTAGGTACCGTATATTCGGCTACCTCGCTATTTTCGGGAATATCGTGTGTATGATCTGCATGATCACGTTCCTGTTCTTCCTGTTTGGCAAGGTATTCGGCGCGAAACGTGGGTGCCTCTTCGGCGGTTACCTCCCGATGCTTGCCGTTTTTGTAGATCCACAATCCTTCTACCGGTTCGTCCGTTTCTGCAAGCTTGGCAATGTATTTGCGATTGTCTGTTGGGTGATCCTGTACGTCATAGATGGCTGGTAGCGACTGTTTAAACAATTCAACCGAGTTGTCGCCTTCAACATTTGTGCGTTCTTTCGGCTTACTTACTGTTGCGGCGGCAAGCTTGTCATTCAGCGCATCAATAGTTGTTTTTGCCTCTAGGAGTTCACGGTGTGCGGCATCCCGTTTATTGGCGTTATCTTCTGCCAATAGTTGTGATTCATACAGGTCTTGCTTCAGTCCAGTAACAATCGTGTCTCTTTCTTCAATCTGTGCTGATAGCTCTGCAATCTCCTTGCGTGCTTCTTCGTCTGCTGTTTCCGCCTGAGCTTGCAAATCACTGATAATGTCCATCAATGAATATACCTTACCTATGACCACCGAACGGATTGCTGCATAAGCTACATCATTTGTGCAAAATGGACGAAGCGCCGAGCCAAACAACTCTAATTCCTCATTGCCCTTTGTTAGAATCTCTTGTTCCTCCGCGTTTTCCTGTTCTACTTCCAAGCTATTTTGATTCTCTGGCATTTTGTCAAATCTCCTTTTCACCCGTATATGATTATTTACTATTATTATACACTATTTCCCGGCACTTTTGGTATATTATTCGTAGTTTTACGCAATATTTTATGCAGTTTTGTTCGTTCGATTTGGCGGTTTACCCATGTGATCGTATGGCCTTCTGTAAGACTCGTGGTGCCATCTTTGTAATTCTCCTGTAAATTGGTTGCGAACTGGTTTAATGATGGCTGTAATCGATCCGTGGGAGTCCGTACATATGCATTCTCGTCCAAGGTCTAACAGGTTCTCATGTTTCATGCGCTGACCTCCTTGATATACAAATCAGGGTAAAGGTTCATGAACAGTTTCTTTTTTAGCAAGTAGACGGGAGTCCTAACTCCTTTGACATCCTCAATCTCTTGGTGACCATCGGCATAGGTTACTAAGAAGTCTGCCTTGTACGTGATAGCTTGTACGCGCTTGCCTGTGGCCTTATGACGGAATCCGGGCATTAATACATATGATGGCTGCAACTCGACCTCTACGACCTCTCCAGCGCGCTTCAGCAGCATAAGCTCACGGTATCGTTTTGCCTCTGCACGGGAATCGAATACCTCACCATCAACTTGCGTCTTTTTTGCCCCGTACTTGCTTCTTTGCATCCTTTTTCACACCTTTCTTCGCTTCCATGTAGTGGTGTCCTCGACGGTCGCTTAGTTTCATGATGGGATATCCATTCTTTTCGTTGTATGCAGTTAATTCTTCTGGAGTCATGAACCATGATGTGCATTCACCGTTTACTTTCTCCCCTAGCGTTCTACTAGGGGATATGGGGTTTTCTGCTTTGAGGTTAATTTTCATCGGTTATTACCTCCAGTTTGTCTAAACGGTAATAGGCTCTTGGTTCCCAACTCAGGCGGCGTTGATCATAATTAGGGAAGTTACAGTACGCTCGTAGCCCACTCTTTGCAACTTCTTCAACTATTCCGATACCGTAGTGCTTATGATCAATGTGTCTCACCTCGTCCCCCGGCTTGATGTCTGGCTGTACTGGTGGTGTGGGGTCAGGAAGGTATCTATCTGATTTCAAACGGTCAATGTAGTTGCACAGCGCATTAACGACCGGATGCACGTCATAAGTAGGGTCCGGGTCTCTTAGCAGCGCTTGTACTCTCTCTTCCATTTCTGTGATGATCTTATCTGAGTCAATTAACCTTAGTTGTTTAGGCATTGTCTGTTTCCTCCCCTGGAAGGTTGATGTGGGCATAGTGGGTGATATCTTTAACGTTTACAGTGCTGGCGTTATTCAAAATCCACCACTGCCCTTTAAGCCATGCCGCTTTTTCCCAATGCCGTCCATTCGTTACGATATAAGTGTAGTCTTTCGGTGGATTCGCCAGGTCATACTTTATCCAATGGATCATGTCTATTCTCCTTATCTGTAGGAGCCGGTATCCGGCCGCCGGCTCCGCCTGTGCTTATTCGGTCTGACTCGATGGCCTTCGGCCCTAATGCATCACTTGGAGTATTCAGCCGCGATTGCTTCCATATAGCATTTCTTGCAAACTTTTGTATGTTGGAGTGCTTCAGGGAACGGGAATACCCTTCCCTTCTTGTAAATGTCCCGTTCTTCACTTCCGCACTTTTGGCACGGTTCATATAGTATTTCACTAGAAGTGTAAGAAGGTTCAAATTCAACATACACCTCAAACTCCGTCTCGCATTCTTCACACTCATGGTCAAATGTGTTGTTGCTCGACAATCCATCGGTTAAAGCATGAGACATGTCATTCTCATGTCCGCAGTACGGGCAATCTACGGTATCGCTCATATCCTCTTCTCCCCCTCAATCTATTCCATTAGTTCTTGTGCGTATTGAAACTGCTCTTGCGTGATTTCAACATTCACTGGCTCGTAATGCTCACAGACCGATTCAAAATCCAGCGACATAAACGGATCTGGCCCCCACTTCTCAGTAAGCACGCGTTTCAGTTCTGCATGCCATTTCTTATGCTCTTCAAAATCCGCGGCGGTTGGAATAGCATTGTCTTTACGCATAATCATGTAGGCGTTCTGGATATCTGCCGCCGTAACGTCCAGGTTTTCATCTTCCCAATCCCCAACATCTGCATTTGCTGCAAGGTATCTTTCCGGGTTTGTCTTGTTGCGCATCACCATTACTATTACTTTATCCATGCCTCTTCTCCCCCTTATACCTCAATAGTTTGGCTCAGCATCCCGTTCGCCCCAATGACCGTTACGCTTGAGAATTTCAATCACTTCATCCGCGTAAGGTTCGTCCGTATTAATCATGATGTAGGTGTTCTCCTTCTTGCCAGCAGCCTGCCGCCGTTTGAAAATTTCGTTGAGGATATATCGGAATAAGTGTCTATTTGATTCGTCAAGATTGTCCACATCAGCCTTTTTTGCGATGAAGAACTTTTTATCCATGCCTTGCAGGTTTGCCATCGTGTATCCTCTCCCTTTGGGGTCTGGCCCCTATAATTCAAATCTTCCCCACGCTATATCAATGTTTGCTCTACTCCTGCGCTTGTCGTGCTGCTTTTGGATTATCTTGTACAGATCGTTGCAGCTCGGGCAGAATTCGAATCCGACCACCTTCGTGGCACATTCCTTGCAAATGGCGTTGTCGCAAGTAATATGATGGCTACCTATCATCCGTCCTTTTTCATCTTTGAGTGATGTCCAGGAGTAATCTATTACAAAGTCACATAACTGAGTGGCTTCGTTCCTGCGGCAAAAGGTGCAAGGGTATTTCGGCATTTTTGCAACCTCGACCATGTCTCTGCCCCCTTATAAGTTAAGTACAGCCAGTAATGCTGCCTTACAGCGCTGTTCAGGCTTGGCGTGGAGCATTCTCCAGTCATCCATTGCCAGCGTTCTTGTGCCGTCCCTTGGCGTTCCTACAACGTCACAGAGCGCCTTTACGTAGTGACCTTCTTTCTCCAGGACGGCTATTTTCTCTTCTACTTCCCATGCTGCGGATATGTCCGTTGACCAGTTCTTGTCACCGTATACATCATGCAGCATATCGTTAATTTCAGAATACGGAATGATTTGATACCGTTGTTTAGCCTCTTCCCGTCGCTGTGTTTTCATAAACGGCTCTCTATCGCCTGGCTTTTGGAATGTAATTGCAAAGTAGTCGCCGCGTTGTTCTTTCCAGGGAATCCACTTGAAAATGTGTTCCTGTATCCACCGATCCAACTTCCTGCCTGCGGGCTGATTAAGTATCTCTTCCCTTGTGAGTGTCATTGGGCACCACCCTTCTCAAACAGACCCTTAACCCATCCCTCAAACTTTCGTCTTTCCGTCCAGGTCTTCTTCCCCTCACTGCCATCTTTCTTAATCCCAGTCCAATGGATGTATTGAGTACCGCTGTTGCGCGTCTCAATGATATCTACTCTTCGTTGAACCTCTCGCTTTCCTTCGTACCCCCAGTAAATGTTGCCTTTTTCGACTGTCATTGGTTATCTCCTTCCTTAACCTGAGTTATTGTTATTGCCGTAGCATAAGTTCGTGGATAAAGCACCCTCTCAATCTCTTTAAATGCCCCTGGAGTATTATCTTTTGCTGGAATGATTGTTGAAACGACCATTTCTCCTTCCAGCCTACTGATATCTGCTGACTGGATGTAAAATGAGGCCACCATAGGGAGTTCTTCCGCTTTGCATATTTCAATAATCTGCCGCATTAAGGGGGCGATCTTCTCATCATAGAGAGATTCCTTGTCATACGCCTGCTTCATCGTTTGCCTCCACCTGCTTCCATGGGATATTCTTCGATTTCTTTGTGAACCCGGAAATAGTGCAGTCATAGCAGCGTTTACTTTTGGTTCCCTTTAGTGGTTTGGTTCGTCCACATGCGCTACATTTCCCTAATCTGAAGGTCAGCATTATGCTTCTCCCTCCTTGTGTTCTGGTGTATCTGGGTAAAGGGTGAATAACAAAGTGTCGAATCCAAATGCCTTGCGAGACTCTTCCGGGATGTACGGCAGCATTTTCTTGTATACATGTATCAGCAGTTGTTCCCGGGCCTCTGATGCGTCTAAATCAGTTTGTGTTTCGTGCGCTACCTGGGACCAGCGTTTAATTCCTCTTTGCAGTTTATCTACTTCTTGGAGCCAGTATTTCAACGCGAATTCTGTGGGATCGTAATCGAATGCTGGCGGGAACGGGAGGTTTACACAAAATTCTCTGGCATACTCGAAGTTCTTCACTCTTTCCATATCCTTTTGCCAATCTCTCGGTGGTTGGGGTGTTTGGGTCATTGTGGGTGTACCTCCTCAACTTGTTGAATCCATTTTTCAAAATCAGCCGTTTGCTTTAGTGCATCTTCCGTCCAGTCTTCAGGGAATCCACTTTCTCGAAACATGTCTGCCTCGGCCGCAACGGAATCAAACATCGCCCAATTCAAGAGTGGTTCATATCGCTTAGATATATCATCTGTAAAGCCACATTTTGGGCACCATACCCATTCTTCATTGTTGGTGTATTCATAATCCGTAGAGTCAATTACCAACTCATGTTTGCCACACTTTGGACATCTTTCCGCTCTGTGATAGAGTTTATCTGCCCTATCAAGCGCAGCAAGCCTGCGGTCAGCGTGTTCGTGGTCAATGTTGCACTCTTCTGCATACCTAGAAACTCTCTCTGCATGTTCTGCAGCTATTCTCCTGCGTCTTGATTCGCCCATGGATTTATCCTCCTTGTTATAGGGGAGAGCCGACCTGATTCATCGGCCTCCGCGTTGCTGGGTATTGCGGTCGTCTCGGTGGCCTCCGGCCTATAAATCATCCTCTTCTTCTCGATCCGGGTCCGGGTTATTGGTGTATAGCTCTGCCAGCTCATGCGCTAATTCCTGCTCAGTAACTCCCCAGGCTTTTGCCATTGCAGCCAGTACACCATCTTTTTCAAGTTCAAGATCCATGATGCAGAGTGCCATGTAAATGATCTTGTATTGCAGTGATTCCATAGTATAAAGGTCTGTCAGCAGTTTCATTGTGATCCTCCTAAAATAGTGTTAATTGCACTGTCTTATGCGGCTGATGAGGCACCCACTGCTCCCCATATTCAAGCATCCACTCAGCCGGAGTCTTGCGCCGATTCCATTCGGACCGAGGTATCCAACTGGTATTGTCGCCCTGGACCGCCGCCGAGTAAGGGGCAAACCATTCATTTCGCATCATACCGAGCAGGTGGAGCCTAGCCCTTACGCTGCTGTTCAGCAGATTGTCCAGGTACTGCGTTCGGCTGAGTTCACTCATAGGGACCAGCCCACCGATAAACAGCAGCGACTCTGTCTGTAGCATCCTTTCATCTCCACCCGGCTGCAAGATGGGAATAGGTCGGTACCCGCGCCGCCGCATGTCCTTCAGATACCACTCTGTTGCCTCTGGATTTCCAATCTCGTCATACTGCATATACTGGTGTCGGAATTTAACATGCCGGTCAATGAATGCCCTGTAACCCTGATATGAAATACAATCCTCTGTGAACGTCCCAGGGTCCCATATCACTGTCCGTTTTATCAGGTAGGCATCAAGCCAGTGCGGATATTTCCGCAACAGGGTGGCGCTCAGAAGCCAGTACGGGACACTGTTTGCTTGTTCGGCTAGGTGCTTCCGGTTCACTCCAGCCACATATATGATTCGTTTCACTACGCCCGCCCCTCTCCAGTTCTTTTCCCCGCAGTTGCAGCAGGCCCCCTACCGGACACTCCCGGTTGCAATAACCGTCTATCCGCGAAAACGTGCTGCCAAACTCTCTCATGAGTTCCACGCGCTGCGGGCAGCTCGCACAGTATTGCAGCATATCGCTGATTGCATATATGATCTCAGGGTTACGGCTCATGTATCCTCTCACCCCTTAATAGATTGGTGGCCTATTGGCCTAGTGCATCATCTATCTCTTTTATCGCAGCCATGATCGGGTATATCTGCTGCGGTACTACGGCGTTTCCTAGTGATTTAAGTCGGTCCACCCTATCGGGAATCCCATTAGCCATTCGACCCAATCCGGGTTCAATTTCCCAGTAGTCGGGATCATACCCGTTTCTTCCAGGCATACCTCCGTCACTAGGTTTCTCCCTCCGTTCCCATGCTCTCCCGGGTTCTGATGGCAGTTTGCTAGAGGTGTGGGCCATAATTTCACCGCTGTTGCCAATCCGTCCCCAGAGTTCTTCGATAATCCTTTTCTGTTGTAGTTCCCGTTCACCGTAGGTGTGGGCCACAATAAACACTCTCTCTCTTCGGTGTCTAGCTCCGACAGCTGCAGCCAGTATAACAATCGCCCTTGCGGAGTATTTTGCACTTTCCAAGTCAGTAAGCACGTCATCGAGCCCCATTGATATGTGACCAGCAACATTTTCACCAACAACCCAACGTGGGTTGATTTCTTTAACCAATCTGAAATATTCCGGCCAGAGATGGCGGTCATCATCTTGGCCTTTTCGCTGCCCGGCATGACTAAAAGGCTGGCAAGGATATCCTCCGGAAATAATGTCAATTGTTCGCCCGTTTCCAATGACTCCATCTGCTTCTAGCCTCGCTTTCGTTAATGTCTTAACATCATCGTATATGGGCACTTCCGGCCAGTGCTTCTTTAGTACCTTCTGTGGAAATGGTTCTCGTTCACAAAAAGCAACAGTCTTCATGTCGGCCCACTCACCCGCCAGGTCAATGCCCCCGATTCCTGAGAATAAGCTCAAATGGTTCATTAGCAGTTCCTTCCTGCGCCGTATGCGTCTACTACTCCCTTACTTGGCTTAGTACCATATAAGCAGCCTCTGCCCTCTCTCGGGGTGTAGCGGTGAGCATTTCAGAGATTATTTTAAAGGTCATTGCCTCGTATCCACGGTACTTGATCTCATTAAGGTTATAGACATAACCCTCGAAATCATCCTCTATCGCCTTTTCCTGTACCTCTAGAGAGGCGGCAGGGTCGGTACAGTAATCCTTGGGTGTTGTAACTACGTTGCCCTTCACCACCCTGCCTGGATAACATTTATCCTCGGTGTACCCCATCAACAGCGCCAGACGGCGGTTAAGCTCGGCGTTGCTCCATTCCTTTACTTGTGTCATGGCTGCTCACCGTCCTCGTCCTTCTCTGGAACCTCTTTTCCGCAATCCTTACAAACTGCAATGCCTACCTCGTATCCATCGGACAGTACCATGATGTCTCCTGTGTTGCGCACGTTCTGGTGACTACATGATTCCTTAGCTCCTTCCCGTAACGCTTCTTGAGCAATGGCCTTCATGGTTATTGCAGAGCTGCCTATGATATCAGTCCCCGCAATTGCTATAAGAGCCAGCCTTAGTTTGGTGAGTTCTCGGTCAATCCCATGAATAATCTCGCCTTGCTGGGCTATGGTCTGCTGTGCCTCTGCTAACTGTTCTTTCATAGCTTCCCGGTTGTCCTTGTATGTTTCCAACGCTTCTTTCTGAAATTCCACTTTCTGTTTCAAAGTGATAATGTCGCCCTCTGCCTCTTCTAGAGCAGCCAGCAGGCCGACAATCCACTCTACCTTCCGTTCGTCCATGATATCCGCTGAGTTGTGAAATTCGTCCATGCTATATTGCTCTGGATTGAGCAGCATTTTGACATTGCGGTTTATCTCTTCTTTCCGTTCTGGTGTCAGCATCTATTTTTCAACCTCCTTGAAGCATGCTTCACAATATGGTTTGTTTGTTGTGTCCAAGTAGACCTTTTCTCGTGGAGCAAATTGTCCTTCACACTTCGTACATCCTTTATACGTTGTCAGCGATGCTTGAATGACATTAATCATTACTGTTGTCTCCTTCGTTGTTAGATGATTTATTGATGCTTCGGCCCCCGGCTAAAGCCTGGGATTATTCAGCCGGTTGGTCGCCTTCGGCCTGTACTTCTCCTTTTATGCGTTTAAGGGTGGCCTCTACTTCTTTAAGCAACTCATCTGCATAACTTGGTTCGCTGAACAAATACATTTTTGTCTTCTCCAGCGCCTTTACCGCTTCTTCCCTTTGTCTCTCTGCGGTTTCTAGGCGGTCTATGAGTTGTTGTAGCCATGTAGGAGCGTTAGCTATCAGTTCTCTGTTTCCACTATGCTCCACATCCGTTATCCATACAGCACCAGCATAAAATTCCGCCCCATGTTCATCCGTTCGTCTCCATATTTCTTTACCTTCTGCTTGCCACTTTCCCGGCGTTGCTGCTTGTAGTGCTGCCTTTACCTCTTGGATTAGATCAGTCATGAGTACCATCCTTTCCGGCTGCCGCTGCGCTGGGTGGTTCGGTCGGGGCGATGGCCTGCGGCAAACAAACAATCGATCTGATGTAACGCTGTCCTTCTTTCGTTTCGTTAATCCATTCACTCATCTTTCTTTTCCCGTTCAGGGTATTGGTGACTCCGCGTTTCTTCATGTCTGACAAATAAACTCTGATGTTCCGATGAATCTTATCTCCTTCATGTACATCCACTTCCCAGAACTTCGCTCCAAAGAAGTCCGTTGTTGCTCTTACCATGACAATCAAGTCCATTCCCTTCATCCTCTCGCCTTCTATACGCCTCTCTGAGCGCTTTAAATTGTTAGACTCACAAATACCCGTAGATTCGGTTATAACGTCTGTGTGGGGCTTGTATTAGCTTTGATAGTGAATGGTAGCTTCATCCCCGCAGGCAATACCCAGAGGTGATACATATTCGCTTCGTCTACCAAATCCGAATTTGCCGGGAATACTTCAATTGCCGTCCTTTCTTCTCCCAGCAGCTCATTCTTGATACGTTGTTTTTCTGCCCACGGAATGTCAGTGTTGTCGGCGTTTCTGATGCAGGCGTGTATCACTTCACCCCATTCTGTTTCTACGCTGCGGGTCATAACGACATATTTACCATCAGACCATGCTTTGTTTAATTCACCGAACCATCCAGTTCCTACGTGTTTACTCTTAGGTGAAGGTTTTCCAACCCAGTATCCCATCTTGTTTCCTCCCTTGTTATGCTGACTCGCCTTTCAAAATGAACACATGGCTAATTGCGTCTTCGAATTCGAACATTCCCCATTTGACTTGCTGCGCGGTAAGCATCGAAAACATTTTCCGCAGTTCCTCGTATTTTAGTGTCCTTCCATATTCGTTCAAGTGATACACCATCGCCGCGTACACCGACAAATATGTGGGCCGGGAGTCATATTCGATGTATTCTGGTTTGTACGCCAGTGATTCGCTGATTTTGTTGTACTTTTCGACTGCTTTTTTGTACCTCAGATCATCAGTACCGATAGACTCGATGAATTGTGCGCCTTTTACCAACTGCGAAAGTTTCTTTTCTCGCAGCAGTTCAACCATGTTTCTAAATCGGGTAGACACGTCCTCGCCTAGAAGCAACTCCCGGTACTCGTCCTCTGTCAGTTCACCACGCTTCAAAGCTGACTTTGACAACCGGCTGAATACTTCGTCCCAGTTCATAAAACCTCCTTATCGGTAATCGCTGATTTTTTGAGTCACCTTATCAAATCTCAGGTTAGCCCTGCCGATCTCACCATTTCTGTGCTTTACAATGTCCATTTCAACCAATCCCGGAAATTTTGTATCTGAGTTGTAATATTCATCACGGTATGCCAGCATAATCACGTCCGCAGATGTTTCTATCCCTGTGCTGCCAGCAAGGTCACTGATCTTCGGCCTCTTGTCTTCTCGGGAAGCAATAGCTCTCGATACTTGCGACAGACCCATGACATGACAATCATCGTCAAGTGCTGATTTTCGGAGTTTCCGGCAGATTCTTGCAATCGCACTGCCACCGTTGTCATTCGTTTCCCCGGTTTCCCCTACATCCTGGATGTAATCGACCACCACGAAGTCCAGCCCTTGTTTACGCTTCAGGTATTTGATTTTGTCGCATATCTGGTCTGCCGTCAGTCCGCGGGTATCGTCAATGTACAAGCTTTTTAACTGATCCTTGTATTTTGGGATGTTTTGATACTGCTCTTTGTACAAACGTCCCATTTTCAAGTCCCTGCTGTTCACTTGCATGAGGTTCGACATCATCCGGTTGTAAAGGTCACGCTTGGACATTTCCAGACTAAACATCGCACATTTGTATTTCGATGCGTTCATCCGCAGCAGCATTTCGATGACGATTGCTGTTTTCCCCATGCTGGTGTAACCGCCTAATACGCTGAAGTGCTGCCGATGCAATCCAGTTAAGATGTTGTCGATGGATGATAGGCCCGTAAGCATCCCATATGCTTTGCTGGGGTCCTCGGCAATCTCCATGATGTACTGGAACCACTTTTCAACGTCCCCGGCGGTGTCTGAAATGTCTTCACCTTCGGATGTTTGAAGATGCATGATGTCTTTCTGCGCTTCCCGCAGGATATCGTCTGCATCCATGGTGCCAAGCTTAGACATCATTTCTGTACCAATCACATATAAGTCACGTTTGATCCGGGTTCGCTTCATTTCCTTGATTAATGCTGGGAGCCTGTTTTCGTTGAAAAATGTTTCTTTGAGCATCTTCACATCTTCCAGCCGTTCAACCGGACATTCTCTTGAGCGGATCACCCCGGCGAAGGTCAGACCTTCGGAATCATCTACGTTTCGCATCACGCGGTACAGCCATTCGTAATCCAAGAATAGTTCCGGTTTTAAAAGTGGTAAGCACTCTCTGAATAATTCCGGTTCGTTTAAGAATATTCCCAACGCTTCCTCATGCGCTTCTAGGGTCCGTGCCCATTCCTCTCTGCTCATATGCTGCCTCCAAGTAAGGATCGATTTGTATTGGCTTTTCTATTTTGGGTTGGTATGGCGCTTTCCCTTTTGCCTCTTCAATTTCCCATTTGTCTTTCCAACGCTCTTGGTTAAGGAATACCTGTGCACCACATATGTTGTAATTGTTTTTCGTTTGGTATGAAATGTATGATTGCGCTGAATTCATAACGATTTCTATGTTTTCAGGAGTTATCTTTTTTTCCTTCCAAAGTTTTTTCCAACTCTCTAATGATTTTTTTCTAATGCTCCCACTCTTTGGAATGTATGCTGAGTAGAATTGTTCAAAATACGTGTCGCATTCATCAGAATCGACATATCTTTTAAGTTCTTTACTTTCCTTTACTTTACTTTGTGTACTTTCTGTAACACCTGAGTTATCAATAATTGAGTTAATGTTTACATTAACTTCGTTGTTGCATACATTAACTATTTTTAGTGGTGTTTTGTATTGTTCGATCATTTCGTTTATGTCCACTAAAATATATTCACTGATAATCGTTACAACCTTACGCCGCTTAACGGCTTCGATGTATCTTTTTTGAAACCCGGATGAAGTGAATATTTGATACTTGTCATACTTGGCTTTGTTAAAAAATCCCCACTGTAAGCACTCATTAATGACTCCATCAAGAGTATCGATGTCAACATTAACTCTGTTTTTGAATACATGACGGTCACGTTCTGACCAATCCATGTAGTAACCACGTTCTTTGTAAATCTGCTGCATAAGCTTATTGAGAATTCCGTAACCTTCCATCCCATACTTAGCAGTTACCATAATCACCTTGTCGTCTTGATCCATGTCAACGTCATGCGGAAAATAATCAAGTCCCTCTTTTTGTGGTCGAGCCATGTCTACACCGCCTGATCGCGTTCAAGTTTCTCCTTGATGGCCTGAACAACCCAGTCATGTTTGCTATAAGGCGTTTTCTTGGCAGCTTTGGAAACCGTATCACTGAATCCTGTTTGAAGTTTCAAAGGAAACGTCTTAACCTCTAAGGTGTTGTCATTCACAAGTTATTCCTCCTTTGCTTATTCCGTTTTCTAACTAACTTAATTGTAACTTACTAACTACCGTTTGGCAACTACTTTAATACCATTTTGATGAAATATTTTACTGTATGGCAATGAGTCCGTTATAGTACAAAGTAGGATAAAGTAGTGAAACTCCATACAGTAGGTGTAAATGATGATTAATAGCAAACTTCACATTTTAATGGGACACAAGAAAATAAAGAGCATTCGTCAGTTGGCTGAAGAGACATCTATAACCCGGCTATCGCTAACCAAGCTTTACAATGGTGAATCTAAGGGCATTGAGTTCAACACGCTCAACACCCTGTGCAAGTATTTTGATTGCGATATATGCGATATATTGGAGTATGAGAAGGACTAAGCACTCTTAAGCTGCTGTAGATCAACATCAAGCTTTTTGGCTCTAATCCGGCAATACTCAATCATATGTTCGTTGTATTGCCGACCGCCGTAGTCCCCGTATTTCTCGCATTCAGCAAGAGCATCTGCATAAACGATTGCGGCGTTTTCCCATACCTCGATTTCTGCTTTTATGCGCTCTATTTCGTTCATGCGCTCACTCCTTTCTGCTTCCGCCGCGCCCGGACATCGTCCGCAAGCACATCCGCGATGCGGAGTAACTTCTTCCCTGTGGCACATTTGGTATTACAATGCTTCTGTAGCCGGTTATAGGATGGGTTAGCCCATTTCTTGTCATTGCGTTTTGGGCAGGTCTTGCAGACTGACAGGTGAGCGTCCAACTCTTTAAGTGCTTCTTTACGATCCATTTCGCGCCTCTTTCAGTAGATTTGTAATCATGTCAGCCTGTTGGTCATCAAATGTGAATAGCACACGGTACTCAGAGCCTCTAAGAGAGCGTTTCAGCGTACGTTCGATAGATTCAACGGACCGTAGGAAACGTGCGTCAGCGAGCCGTTTGTCTTCGTCTGCGTAGATGTTGTGAATTTGAGATTTCAAGTCCAAGAATTGTTCCCATAGTTTCATTACGCACCCTCCTTAAGCTGTCGCTTATAACGTATCCCTTCTGGTGTTTCGTCCAGCCAGTTATGGCACGCAAGACATGAGTCTCTGAGGTCGTCTGCGGTGGTCTTATGGTTCAAGTGCGGACGACCAGTGATATGTGCCTGCTGGACCGCTGGTGAGCCGTGACAGCGTATCCGCACCTCACATATGCCACCGCTGCGGGCGTGTACCTCTTTGCGTACCTTGTCGGAGATATCGCCCATCTGGCGTTGAGTGAGTCCGCCGCGCTTATGTTCCTTAAGAATGTCGATGCGCCAAGGCTTGATTTCCTTTTTGGGCTTCTTTCGCATGGTCACACCTCAATCCACGTATTTGACATCAGATTGAATCACGTCAGGATTTGCTACAACTGCCTCCAGAATAGATTTCATTGTTCCAGCGCATGCTGTGAAACCTTGTTGTGTATATTTGATAAGTCGCCGCATGGATGCAACTCCATATGTTAATTTGTGAAGAGTGAGCTTCTTACGCGGCAAGTCCCAAAGTGTGTATTTACCGAATATCAAATCTGTACCGTCATATGCCAATTGGGTAATAGAGAAGTCAAAGGAATCTAAAAGTATCTCTGGCGTTTCGTAAAAATCCATTTTCACCAATTGAATAAGCCGATCTTTACTGCCAATTCGCTTCATGTATGTCTCAGCATGTTCATTTTCATTTATTAATTTAGCTCCACTACTTTTTATATCTTTGCGAAATTTAACCAACTGATCTGCGTTCTTGAAAAAGAAATCAAAGTCAGATTCAAGTTCCATCCCAATCAAGGTTCTTCTAATTGCACCGCCAGCCAACCACGGACCAGCAGCAGATAAGGATGGAAGTCCACTAAGTACAGTCAACATTTCAAGTTCTTCCACATCTGTAAATCTTCCTAAAAATTCAATAGCGTTGTCTCTTTGCATTATTTATGCCCCCTTGGGATAGTTGTTTAATAGATTGATAAACTCACTGGCTTCTTTCTTGGTAAGCTCCTTAATGCTTTCGCGGCCCCCGATTTCTGATATCATGCGGCGGAAGTCGTCTTCGTCGATGTGTTTCTCATTTTTCAGTCGGTAGCAATATTTAATCTGTGGCTCACTTATCAATCCTTGCGGCCCTGTGGCTGCGCTGGTGCGATTTTGTTGTGCTGCTGGTGTATTTGTTGGGGCTGGTGTATTAGGCGCAGCAGGCGGAGGTGGAGTCTGCCTGTTTTGCTGTTGGCTCTGTTGTGCTGGCTTCTCTGGTTTTGCGTCAGGATCATCTTCATCCGTTGGCAATCCCAAACTTTTTAGCAGGTAATAGCGCTCTGAATACGTCAGTGCGGACCCGTAAGCCTTGGATATATCGTCTTGCTGTCCGTAATAGGCCCATGTGACCGTCTCACGTTCAGAAGGATTGTCACCATTGATCCAGGTATAGGACATTTCTCCCTTAACCACGAAGTCCAGCACGTCCTTGCCTTTGGCGGTTTTATAGGCGTGTGTGTGGTGTTCGCCAACGGTTGTCGATGGGAACAAAAGGAGGTTCAATTCATTCATTTTGTTCTTGATCTTTGCAAGTACTTGGTTTCCAGTAACGTAAGAATATCCGTAGCTGTGACCGTCCTTGCTAAATCCTTCAGCAATCATGCGTACCTGAACAATCTTTTGGTAAAGGTTAAGTGGTTTGGCTTCCTCACTCATTCTGGCACCTCCAATTCATATGTGATGTGCACCCGCTGCGCTGTGTAATCATGTGGATTAGGCGGGGCATAGCTGTTGTGATTCAGGAAATCATATAGCGACTCTTCATCGCTCCATTTTGTAACTCTCATAAAATCAAAGGTTTGATTTCCTGCGACATCAACGAAATATCCATCCTTGTGACGAATGATGTACTTCGTCCGTTCATCCCGGGTCTTCATCTGTAAGGTTCCTCATATCGTTCAACCTGGCTTGACAACATTGCGACTTGTTTCGCTAAATCCTCGTTCTCGGATTTGAGTTGTTGGATATAATCTTGTAACTGCTCCCAAGTTTCTGGCATGTTCCATTCCTCCCGTATTTGTGATAAAATCGGCGTAAGTTAATTTTCAAAGAGTCTTTACTGGGCAGCCATTGCAGTGGCTGCTCTTTCTTTGCGTACTTCACGTACATAGTTAAGCAAGTACACACGCTTCAGAGTCTCTGTCAGCGTCCCCCGGGAATTCGCTATCTTCGCAAGCTCCAGAAACTTCAACCTTGGGTCCATCCTCCTTTCCTCCCTTCGCGTAGTGTTCGATTATGTCTGATACCGTTTTAAGCAGGTTCTTTCAGCTCTCTTTCTTCCTCACGTTTCAGATATTCATCAGCTAGTTCCATTTCAGCAAGGTATTCCTCGTATGGCATGATGAAGGTAGGCGTGTATCCTCGAAAGTGTAATGACAGCAGCAGGCTATCATAGTCCAGTGCCGACCATACGAAGTTGCGACAGCACGTTGTCACGACGTAATATTCAATAGGTTGCGGGTACTGATTTTTAGCTTGCATCATCAAAACCTCCCAGCGGTCGCACAAATGGCTTGATTTTACTCGTCATGGCTTCATCCTTGCAGGCTGTGCAATGTGGTTGTAGCGTTTCGTAGACTTCCCATTCTGCTTCACGTTCCCCGCATCCACACATTGGTGTAAAGGTACGGTATGGGCTAGGTTTAGGCTTGTCCGGTTTACGGATTGGTATCACCAACGTCAGTTTTGCTAGGTCCTCGCGTCTTTTAGCCACTCTTTTTCTCTCCCTTCATCTTGGCAGCTTCCACTTGTTGCTTGATCCGTAATAATAAGTCCGGGGATAAGTTGTTTACATTAGGACGTACACGCTGTCCAGGCTGGAGATTGATGGTTTCCATGGTGTGGGCCTCCTGTAAATAAAATACTTTCATAGTCGAACTATTTTTGTTAGATTAGTGAGAGTGGTTATCATGAGATGACTTCAGTAGTAATGAAGTCGTTTATTTTTAAGCGGGCTTATTTTCCAGTCTTTTATGAATGATTTTTGCTACAAGATCAAATCCTTTTGCGTAAACACGGGTCGCCGGGTCATTCATAATCGTGTCACCACTAGCTCTTGGTCGTTCGGTGACTTTGAAAAATCCACCATCAAGATATCTTTGGTAGGGCATTGTGGAATTTTTCATGATTACCCCTTCTTCTCGAAGGATTTGATACAACCGCGTTCTTCCGGTTCCCAAAGCTTTCGCAACCTCTTGCATAGACATGGTATTGTGTGCTGATATAGCGAGGTTGTAGATTGCTACTGGTGTGGCCTGCTCTTTCAATTTTTTATCCTGCTCAACTGTCTGTAGAGCAAGTCGTTCGTTTTCCGCTTCAATTGCTTGGTTCTTCTCAATCTCTGCAGCAAGTAGACGAAGTGATTCTGAATAAGAAGGAAGTTTCATTGGTTGAGCTAGATGTTCATGCATCCTATTGAATTCTTTGATGTAAGCTTCTTTAAATGCAGCAGCTTCTTTTCCGGTGTATCCCATTACAAGAAAGGCGAATCCATCTTTATCAATTAGGTATTTTGGCTTTTCTCTGTTCATTGTGTCTTTGTATGAGGTGAGCACGAAATGGTGCTCATTAAATTCTTTGCTGCAATCAAGTTCTCTTATGTCTTGCATTACTCTTCGATGCTCTTTTCCAAATGTCTCTGCAACCGTAATACTGTCTGTCAAAGGCCTGTTGTTTTGGATGAATACAAGCTTTGTCATACATAATCACTCCTTTTAGATTCGATCACGATGCGCGATCATTTAGGGTAAAAAAAAGTTCATCGACTGTAACATTGTAAAAACGTGCTAATTTCATCGCCAAATCTTTTCTAGGAAATCGTCTGCCCGTTTCAATCATTGCGTAAGTACTATACGGGATGCCGATTTCTTCGGAAATCTCTCGCAGGGACCGATCACCGCGTAGGGTAATCATCTTTTGATTTTTCATGGTAACCCTCCTTTCAGTCACGTTTCGTGACCCCTGTGAACACAGTATACAATCACTTTATGTGATCGTCAAGAGTTTTTTTCACTTATCGTGAACAAATGATTATTGTTCACGTTTCGTGATATATAATAAATTATTGGAGGTGAATATCTTTGAAGTCATTTGGTGAACGGCTCTCATATTTGAGAACTAAAAAAGGGCTGTCGCAAGAGGAATTATCAAAGATCCTTAAGATTGCAAAATCAACATTAGGTATGTACGAAATAGACAAAAGAGAACCAAATCATGAAATGACTGCTAAGATAGCGGAATTTTTTGATGTTAATGTAGGATGGCTAACAACCGGAAAAATTGACAAAGAGAGTGTTCCTAGCACACTCCCAGAGGCGGTTATTTTAAATGTTATCAGGGAGGCGGAAGCAAAATATAAGGTTAATTTGAGGGATGATCCTCTGGTGGAAGAAGCAGTGAGGGATTTGATTGAAAATATAGCAAAGATAAAGTTATCAGGGAACAAAAATCATTAACAAGATCGGCATCATCAACAGTCAAACTTGTTTTTGTAATAACATCTTTCGCCAACTGTTTCAACTGATCATCCATTATAACAACCCCTTAGAGTTTTTGCAGTGATGCTCTGTAAATAATACCACATCACTGGTAACAACGGAATGCATGTTCGCATTTTAGACTAAAAAAATATTAAGGTGGCAGTGAGATGGAACCTGTTCCAGTCCGCTGTCGCATTCCTGAATTACTCAAGAGGATAGACAAAAATCAGCAGTGGCTTGCTGAACGGACTGGAATTAGTAAACAACGCATATCAGAATACGTTAACTTACGTGTTGATAATATTACTATGAAACGGGCTATTTTAATAGCTTATCACCTCGATTGTCTAGTAGATGACCTTTTTGAGTGGGAATTGCGGTAGCAGAGTAGCTTTGCTACTCCTGGAGCAAAAGTTCTGATAAATCGTTACTGTAAATTTTTCTGAGCTATTTATGATACCGTTTCATTTCCACAAGAATAATTTACCATGTATTAATTGCTAGATATAGCGGTAAAGTTTTACACAATTTTAATATTTATTGTTCTCATACATAAATTTCACATAGATAGATTTCGATAAATAATAATGCGACTTGTTGTGACATTGTTCGACATAATACCACTACGGTCAATGCAGATAAAAGTTAAATAATTATGAATAATAATCATCAGACCACACCGAATTGAGTATGGTCTTTTTGTTCCCCCTACTCTACAATACAGGCAAGGAGTGATATAGATGAAGGTAGATGGCACAACCAGTAGTGGTTTACGGGTTGCAATCTATACCCGCGTTAGTACGGACCACCAGGCAGAGGAAGGGTTCTCTATGGAGGTCCAGCACGAAAAACTGATGGAATATATTAACCGTAATAAGTTGATGCTGTTCAAGTTTTATTCCGATCCTGGAGTAAGCGCAAAAAACCTAAATCGCCCCGGAATCAAGGAGCTGCTGCGAGACTTTGACGACGATCTCTTTGACATCATCCTCGTGCATAAACTTGACCGGTTGACCCGTAACATTGGTGATCTGCATAACCTCGTTGAAATGATAAATGATAGAAAGAAAAAACTAATTTCCTATACAGAGGATATCGATACATCTACCCCTGCTGGACGCATGTTTGTATATTTTTTGGGTGTTATCGCACAAATGTACCGGGAGAATCTGGGTGAGGAAGTTACCAAGGGTATGCGCAAACGTGTTGAAAAGGGAATGCACAATATATCTGTTGACCTTTATGGATACACAAGAGATACAAACGGGGATTTAATGATAAAGGAAGAAGAAGCTCAATGGGTACGATGGGCATTTGAGCATTATGTATCAGGAATGGGATCTACAGAAATATCAATTCAATTGAATAACATGGGAATTATTCGTAACCGCGGAGGACGATGGGAACAAAGCAATGTGATTAAAATGTTAGAAAATATGCATTACATTGGTAAGGTTCATTGTAAATTCAAGCGAGATGATGATACCACAATCAGTGAAGGCAAACACGAACCAATCATAACTGACGATCTTTTCGAAAAGGCCCAGCGTGTCCTGCAACGTCGCAGGGATGGAATGATATCGAATAACTCATATGAATATGTATTTGGAGGAATTGTCAAGTGCGGGGTATGTGGAGCAACCTACACTGGAAGGTACTCTATCAATAGAAGTCCATCAAGGAAAGTAAATAGACATTATGTTTGTTCAAATAATGTTAAGCATAAGACATGCCACCAAGCCGGGATTTCCGAAATCAAATTAGCAAAGTTATTATTCGATTCCATTCAACTTATTGGTAAAAACTACACTCGCAAAGATATGCCAAAAAAGGAAAGAAGCGAATATGACGAAATACAAAAGGCAATCAAGGCCAGCGAAGACCGCCGAGAACGCTGGCAACTGGCCTATGGTGATGGAAACATGCCGTATGAGGATTTCAGTAAGCGTATGCGTGCCGAAATGGAGCGAATACAGGAATTGGAGAAAAAGTTATCCACAATTCCTCAACAGGTTGTAAGTTATCTCACTCCAGAGTCAGCAGCAACTCAAATTAATGATTTAAAATATAATTGGAACTACCTGGATCAGAATACGAAAAAAGAGATCATGCAGTCTCTATTTCAGCAGATTGTGATTTTAAAGACTGGTGATTCATGGGAAATCTCTAAATTAACGCTTGCCTGACTGTACTTACGTAGTGATGGGCCAGCCGGTCATTGGCACTGTAAATCCTGGGCGGATCGCCGCTTGCAGGGATGCCGGCAAGCTGGAGCTGTCCCGCAGGGAATGGTACGACCTGTACGTCAGCTCACGCGGCGAGAAGCTGCCTTAATGTCAAGCATGTCTGCCCACGATGCCCGGCCCTCTTGACGGGGGCTGGGTTTTTCTGTGTTAGTGGTGGATTCCTCTCCAGAATGAGGGGAGGGATCTAAGGTTGTACGGCCAAGCGGCTGCGCCGTTCCCACTGGACAGCGCAGCCGTGTTGGACTATAGATTCAGACGGCCTGGCCACCCCTTATCGGATGGACTGGTCTTTCGTCCAGACCTCCAAGACCCCACTTCCCCAGGCCCAAGTGGAAAAAGTAAACCTAAATTCCCATCATCCAGCTTTCCCGCAAGTGCTTGGTGGAAAAAGGATAACTAATTTGGAAAATCGGCACCTTTACCGCCGAATTTGCATAAATTAACTATACTTTTTCCCACTATTCCCTCCTGGAGAAGCTTTTTCGTCCATTTTAAGTGGACTTATTCCACCTCACTATGTCTCGGCTTCCGTTAGCCTAACCTTGCGTGTTCTGGATTGCCGCCCCCTTCTGCTCAAAAGAATTCACAGCATACGGGCAGTCGTATTAACAGGCGGCTTCTTTTTTCTGGATACAACTAAGCATTATAGGTTTGGTCTTTTTCTTATACTTGCCCTATTGTCCCGCTTAGTGGCT